AATCAATAAATTCTTGTGAATTATGTGCTTCAATTAAATTATATGAAGCGGCATACTGAGAATAATTATTTATTTTTGCTTTAAAAAATTCATCAATATCATATTTTTCACGAATTTCTTTAATTAGATTATATTTTTCTTTACGTAATGTAGATTTGTTTAATCTAGAAGATAATTCTATAGTAGCGTTAATTAACGATTCTGCTTTACTTTCAGTTAAAGTTGTTGAATTAACTAAGGTTTGATATATTTTATATTCCTTGTTTAATTCGGTTTTAGAAAAGTATCTTTTAATTAAATCTACAGCAGGAGAATCTTTACCAGATACTGTATCTGATGCTACTTGTCTAACTAATAGTTCAAATAGAATTCCCGAATTTTTAAATTTACTATGCTTTATACGCATTTTATATATTGTGTAGTCAGAGATATACTATTTATAAATATATAAGTATTATAAATTCTTAATATTTTCTTCATCTAGCATATTGGTTTTATCTAATTCAATTGATTTTTTAAATACTATAGATTTCAATAAATCTTTATTTCTATATAATTCAGCTAATGCTAAAGGAGAACCACCTTTTGGAGTTCCACTTTCTTCAGGTTTATTAGGTGTATATAAAGTAGAATTTTCTATACTTCCTAATCTATCTTTACCTAATGGATCTCTTTGTGTTCCAATAATAGATGCTTTTTCTTTAGGACGTCCAACAGGATTTTTTTCATCATATCCTGGAGGGACTGAACCATCACTTCCAACTCCATTTCTTCCTGTACCATATAATGTAGCTAAGTCGTGAGGTGTTCCATATGATTTACCTGATTGTGCTGGATCATTTCCTTCATTCTCAATTTGAGATAAACGGAATTTACGTTTTTGATCTTCAATTATTAAATCACGATAATCATCATATTGATCTTCTGAGAATTGGAATATATTATGATAAATCCAATCAGTAGGCATTAAATTACTATCTTGAATGTCTTTAGCTAATAGGATTTTTTCTTTCCATAATGCTACTTTTTCTTGTTCATAAATAATTGAAGGAACAGTTAATGATAATTCAAAATTAGATAGCGCTTCACCATCAAATCCCTGAGTATATAAATGGACTAAAGCCATTTTATATAATTCTGATAGTGCAATACGTTGAATACGTTCAACAGTACGAGCAAATCTAATATCTTCAGCAGCTAATGTAGCTTTACCAGTTAAATCTTTTTCAAATCCAAAATATGCTTTAGGAACTTTAAGAGCAGCTAACATTTCATCTCTTAAGAATAAAACATCCTCAATAGCACCATATTCTAATCCCTTAATAGTATCAATTTTGGTATTTGAATTACCACCACGTTGAGGAATATAAAAATCCTCCATTAGGTTTTGAACATTATACTTTAAGTTATATTCACCAGTTGCCTGATCAATATATGGAGTTTTTTTCATTTTTTGTTTTAACTTCTCCATGTATCCATCAACCTCAGCATTTGGTAAATTACCAATATCAACATAAAATACTCGTTTTTCCGGCGCTCTTGTAATGCGATGTAATATCATCGCATCTTTCATTAAAATATATTGTTTATAGGTTTTACGTGCGGGTTCAATATATGATCTACCATATGGTAGATAATTAGCATCCGTTAATAAACGAAAGTGAGCAATTTCATAATTTTCAAATTTAATTTTACCATCTCTGTCTTTTACTCTTGAATTTAAACCACCTCCAGCAATAACCATTGGGTCAATTCTAAAACAAACATAAGATGGATTCTGAGGATCTTGACCTTCCTCACGAATCATATCATATACGGATAATGGTGTTACATTATATATACCAAATCCTTCTGCAACCTCCATATGTAAATAAAAATCACCATATTTACACATATTACGAATCCATAACCAAAGATTAAATTCAACATTTAATATATCGTAAAATAAATTGTATAATATTTTTTGGATACGTTCATCTGGGGATTTAATTTGTAATATTTCACCCATTTCATTTTTTAATGTTGATTCATCTGAAATGATGTCAAGTGTAGAAGCTATAATAGATTCAGTATCCATAGCTTCATAATCAGTATATAATTGAATACGAAGTGTTTGGTAATTTATAGTTGGATTGTACGGCATATTAGCTCCGTATCTATGTAACTTAGTAAATCTATCTATTAGGGCATTTGTTTTTACGTTTCCGTAAGCTTGAATATTATCTGTATCATATACTTTTAATTGTTTACCACCAACATTTCTAATAATAACGTCAGTACTAAATAATCGTTTTAAATTTCCAAATAATCCTCCTTGATTGTTATCAGCCATGTTTTTTTGTTAGTATTGTATATTCAATAAATATTATAAAATTAAAATAACCACCTTATATCTTCTTTACCTCCCATACCATTATCGATTTCGTATGGATTAATAAATCCACCTGGCATAGTTGGGTAAATACTATCATAACCGGTTTTTGACATTCCTGCTAAAGATGCTCTAGTAATATCCATTCCTGCTGATTGGTATTTTAATGCTGTATCTCTTAGAAATAATCCAAAACCACAACTTAATACTAAATCATCAGTATATCCATTTTGAGCTTGTGCCTTACCATTGTGCCAAATAAATACTCTTAATTCCTCTAATAAACGTTTTGAGTGGAATATAAAAGCACCTTCCCTAATATACGATTCCATTTTGGAGATGACAAGCGGTCTCGTCTTTACTGAGTTAGTAAATCCAGGAACTACTTGATCATTTTCTAATCTATCAAGATACTTATCCATACTCATATCTCCATATGAACGAGGTGAATAATATAAATTTTGATATCCTTTTTCAATAATTGTATTTACAACATCCCAACCAATGTTTGCATTCTCTACTATTAACAGAGCATTATTATATTCAGCAGCAACGGACGCTAACATATGTCCATATTCACGAGTACCGATGTGAGATTTAAATTCAGCTACTTGTTCACATGCTTCTACGTCTATAACATGGAATGCTGAATAATCATTTCCATCACCGCGAGCAACATCGGCTGTTACCATATATTGTTTACTATAATCTGGATATTTCCATACCCAGAAATCTCCTCCTAAAAACCTATGTTCAATAGGATCAATAACATGATTTGCTTCATACCATTTTAATGTATCGGGTTCTACAACTGAATTACCAGAACCCAAGAAGTCACAATCATACTCTTGAGCAAATTCACGAGCAGACATATTTGATTTTTCAGTATCATACCATATTTGATCTCTATCAGGATGTAAATTCCACTTTAATTCTACTGGATTAAAGTCATTATCACCCATTTGAGCCTCAGTATACATTCTGTGAAACCAATTTCCAATACCATTTGGGGAAGATAATGCTATAATACGTCCACCAGTTGCAATTGTTGGTTTTATACTAGTGTATATTTTATCAATACCTTCAATAAAGGCAGCCTCATCAATTAATAATAAAGATACAGCATAAGATCTACCAGCATCAGAGGCAGCAGATGTTGCTATAATTTGAGAGTTGTTTGCTAATTTAAGAGATAATTTATTATCTGATATTGGTTTTTTATTTCCACGTAACCATCCTGGTAGATTGTTGTACATAAATTGTACTTTATCAACCATACCTTTAGCAGTTTCTTGTTTAGTAGCAATACATAACACTGTTTTATCTTTATTGAATAACATTGTATGTAAAGAAAAACCTGCAGCTAAGGTAGATATACCTAACTGACGTGATTTATTTATAATATTAAAACGTTGATTACGAAAATCATTTAATACATCTTCTTGAAATGGATATAAATGAAACAATATTCTTCCTTTTATAGGATGTTGGATGTAACAATATTTGCGAAAAAAATGAATTGGATCTTGGCTACATTTAATATACTCTTGTGTTATTATTTTTTTTATATTTTCTTGTTCAGACATATACAATTAATATTATTGTATATAAATATATAACAAAAAGAAAACCCGCAAAAATTGCGGGTCTTCAGATTGCACTGCATCCTCGGGAGAAGAGAATATCTATTTAATTATGTATAAATATGTTATAGTAGCTAATCCTATTGTTAATCCAAATTTATTATAAAATCCTTTAACTTTAGATTTTCTTAAATCTTTTTGTAGGTCAGTAGTCATATTTTTATATGCTAATACCTGTGAATCATAATTATCAATTATTTGTTTCCACTGACCGTCTTTAATCTCATATTGTTTAATAATAAAAGATTGAACAGATACTTTACCTTCAGTATTTAATAATAATTCTTGAGTTGTTTTTAACTCTAATTTAGTAGCATCATATGCAATTAAATCTTTAATTATTAATTTAGC